TATTATTGTTAAATTGATTTTAACTCTTTCTTTTGGCGGGTGGATTTTTGTCGGTATCCTGTGACTGGACGACAACCCCCTAAGAAATGTAAGGTAATGCCGGTGCGACTAACTCCACAAGGAATGGGATATGAGCTTCAACCTGCCCGGAATGTATTTGTATTACCTTTCAAGAGATAATTTAGCCCCTGAAGAATACGAGCGGATAATCAGCCCTCACGCTGCCTGGGCGCGTATCTGCCGCGAATATGAATTTGACGACAGTCACAATACCAGCCGTTACCTTATCAATATGCGGGAACGTGAACAGCGATTCTCTCCAGATCAGCCACGTCCAGGCGGGATACGTGAAAAAGAGAAACTGGAAAAACTGGTTTTTTCGGGTGACGTGGTGATGTTAAGTGATATGTACGGCCCTGCCCGGCTGTTCTATATCAATGGTGAAGGTCAGTTGATGTCTGCCGATCCCCATGCTTTCCGTTTCGAGGGTGCCGCAAAGATTATCAAGGCGTTTGACGATGGGGTAAAATGTCGGAACTATCAGCGAACGGGTGGAAAGCCACGTTCAACGAAGTCGCCAATGAAGGTGAGGCCTTCTGTATCCGAGCGTTCTATGATAACTCGCGCTTCCGATGAATCTGGACGGGTATTATCTGCAAAATGGCAATCTGTCACCGATAGCGCCAAAACCTTATGGGAAGCCACCCCTTTCACACATGACAAAGCCACAACTGAGGCCGCCCGTGGTCGTATTGCTGATAGCGCGGTAGGTACCCTTGAGGGGCTAGGTACTTTGATGGGGCCTTCTGCCCAAGAATATATGGCAGGGGCCTTTAATCCAGAGCAGGCCGCAATAAATAAAGTCCGACAGCAAAATCAACAAGCCGCTGGCAAGGCTATTTATGATAATACGAAAGGGGCGGTGACAGACGCTTATCAGCGCAATGGATTAGCCGGTGCGGCCGCCATGGTAGTCACGGCATCCGTGGCGGAGTTGGCGGGTACTAAGGGGGTGGGAACGGTAGAAAAAGTTGGCACATTAGGCGATGTCGCTAAGTTAGGGAAAGCTGTTGAGCTGGAAAAACTAGAGGGGTACCTTGGCACTTATAAAGGTCAGAAAGTATTGCTACAAAACGTCGATGTTGTGAGGATGGATTACGTACGACGCTCGACTGCTGATAGGAATTTATTGAGGAAGGAGTTTGATAATGGCGTCCGTAAAAAATTCCTTAAAGATATAGCTAACAATCCCGAAGTTGTGAAACGCCTTGACGCCTTCGATCGCAGCGTCCTAGCCAAAGGCGTTGTACCCGATGGTTATCAGGTACACCACAAACTACCGCTAGATGACAGCGGCAATAACAATTTTGATAATCTAGTGTTGATAAGTACGCGCCCTGAGCATGCGGCCTTCACCACTACGCAGAAGCACATAACAAAAAATCTTACCCCCACGGGCACTAATATTGTGTTATGGCCAAAGCCTCAAGGCATAATTTATCCATAGGAATATCTATGACCGACATTGAAAAAGCAGTGACTACTTTTCAAGCGTACCGAGCTGCGATTGGTTACCCGAAAATTCCACCCTATGAGGGGGAGGTTATTGAGTATGATTTTGGGCGTAAGATTGAATCTAATCAGCCAGATTTCTGGACGCAATATCATGAATTCCTACGCTTGAGTGATGGACTTGCTGCTGATGGTGTTTATTTTTATGGCATAGCCTGTGAAGGTAAGTTGATCGGGAATCGCCTTATCGACAACAACGATGCGTTGCGCGATGGAGAGATGTACGATGAAAGCATGGACGGATTGATCGCAATAGGGTCAAGCAATAGCGATATTTTTGTTTATGATACCAATACCCATAAATGGGAAAGCCGTGACCGAATAGCGATTGATGACATCAATGAATCTTACGATACCTTAGCTGAACTGATAGATAGCCAGTTACAGAGAATCAATATAGGTGATGCCTTTTAATGGCATGATTTATTTGTGAGGTGCGTATGGCAAATTTAGAAAAAGCGGTTAATGAGTTTACTCGCATCAGCAAAAGTATGGGATACAACATCAATCCACCTTATACCGGCAAGCTGGAAACTTATGACTTTGGACGAGATATAAGCCCAGAACAGCCTGATTTCTGGAAGCAATACGGCTCTTTTCTGCGTATTAGCAATGGGTCGTTTGCTGATGGATGCGTATTTTATGGTATGAGTGGCGGTGAAGATGATGCTGGGCTTATTGAGTTTAATAATGCTTTGAATATTCCCGATTTTAAAGATGAGACCATGACCGGCTTGATTGTTATTGGTGGAAATAACACTGATACGTTTTACTATGATCCGCGCACGGGTAAATGGGAAGCATGTGACCGCATTGGCACAGATCGTGTATGGGAGTCATGTGATAGTCTGGCTGAACTCATTGAGACACAAATTAAAATGTTGGAAAACGGTTAACTTATAAGGGGTCGAAATGACGCTTACAGAAGAACAGAAGGCGCTTTTCGATGCCCTGACGCAATTACAGCGCAGATTCGTTACCGCGCTGCTAGAGGGTGCCAATCAAACCGAGGCATACCGAAGGGCTGGCGGTAAAGCTAAAGGCGATGGTGAGCGTTCCAAAGCCAGCCAGTTAGTAACAAATAGTAACGTTCAAGCCTTCCTCCAGTCCGTACAGCACGAAACCGTTAACGAGGCCATCATGACCTACACCGAAGCATTAGAGCGACTCACGTTGATGGGGCGCACGACAATTCATGACATCGCCACATTTGGCAATTATCAGATTGGCGAGGACGAGGAAGGGCAACCGGTCTTTCAGGCGTCATGGAAGTTTAAGGACTCCAAGGATATTAAGCCCGAACACCTGGCCGCTGTCGCTGAATTATCCACTGGCAAAGACGGACTAAAAATTAAGCTGCATGATCCGAAAGCCGCCATCAAGCAACTGGCTGAAATGTGCGGATGGGAAGCACCGAAGAAAGCCGAATTGACCGGCCCGAACGGTGGCCCGATCCAAACGTCAAACCTAACCCCGGATGAAGCCGCCGAAGCCTACCGTAAAATGATGGGGTGATTTGGGTAAATTTACAGAGGCGGCGGCACTGGCAGCCAAGGAACGTCACCGCCAGAGGATGAGTGCGCCAGCTTACCAGTGGAAGAAGCCAACGCCTCGCCGATGATTGTAGTATCGAAGTGTGGCGATGCGGTGAACGGGCATAAAATAACCAATAAACCCCATGATTACCCCTGCAAAATATCCCCGGCATATCCCAGAAACAACAAAGGAGTTACGCTATTAACGTAACTCCTTGTTTTATTTGGTGGCCCCTACTGGACTTGAACCAGTGACCAAGCGATTATGAGTATCTAACTATACCTATGAAAATCATATAATTATGTTATATGTCAGTGACATAGGTTTCCAATGATTGCCAAAAAATGCCAAATTATACAATCTCTACCGCCACTTTATCGCCACTCATTGCCAGCGGATTAAGTTTCAGTGCTTCTTCTAAATGGTCTGGTGAAAAGTGCGCGTAACGCATAGTCATTTTAATATCGGTATGTCCAAGTACACGCTGTAATACCAGTATATTACCGCCGTTCATCATGAAGTGTGAAGCAAAGGTATGTCGTAAAACATGAGTTAGTTGTCCTGCGGGTAATTCTATTTCTGTTCGTTCTAGTGCAGAGCGGAAAGCGCCGTAACAAGAGTTGAATAGTCTCCCTTTTTTTTCTGGCAAGGAATCATAAAGCACCTCACTTATTGGGATGCTTCTATTTTTTCGGCCCTTTGTTTTTGTGTAGGTGACTTTGAATTTTGTAATTTGGCTCCAGCGTAGATCTTCAGCTTCAGACCAGCGTGCGCCTGTTGAGAGACATAGTTTAACAATACAAACGAGGTCATTATTATTTTCTCGCCCACACTCAACTAATAAAAGTTCGATTTGTTCTTTTGACAGAAAAGCCATCTCACTTTCTTCAGTTCGGAAAGGGCGCACATTCTTTATAGGGTTATCGTTTTTCCATTCACCCAGTCGGCTAAGCTCATTAAATACAGCACGAAAGTAAGCTAACTCAAGATTTAGCGTGCGTGGGGATACTTTTTTAACTCGATTAGAACGGGCAAAGTCACCTTTAAGCCGCTTCTCTCTGTAGCGGGAAAACATCTGAGCATCAAACTCTCTCGCCAGTGGTTCACCCATACATTTGTAAGCATGCTCCATCGCGGTTTGTCTTCTATCGCCATCTTTTAAAGTGATCCCATGTGCACGGTGCCAGGCGTTGACCAAGTCCATCAAAGTGCGATCGTCTTCTTTTTCTTCGTGCCATGGTTTTGTGATGGTGTGCTGTTCAAAGGCAATTGCTTCACCTTTGGTAGCGAATTTTTTTCGAAAGCGTTTACCTTTGGCCCCGTTAGGATAAAGCTCGCAAAGCCACCATCCATCATCCTGCTTGCGAATAGCCATTAGTTAATCTCGCTGTAAATCCCTACTACACGACCCAATATTTTGATTTCATCAACTCCACATTCAAAAGGCACTTTTCCGCCAGCCACGTGGAGCTTTTTGGCTGGTAAAACAGTCAGTTCACGGATGCTAATGGCTCCTTCAATCTCAACGAGCCAAAGACCATCTGATAATGAGCTACCTTGTTCTATAAAGTGGGTTTTTCCGTCAGATTTAACGCATTGAGCCTCAGACAATGGTTTTGTAAAAAGCTTAGGGTCAATACTTAAATCACCATCGCTTACTAGTTTTCCTTCACTTAATGAAAATATTTTGAGTGGAATAATTGTTTTATCATCAATTGCAAGTACTCCTTCGCCAGAAAATTTTTCTCCTTTCCCGGTCAAGATCCAATATATGTTGGCCCCGGTTTCCATAGCGCAAGATGCTGCAAAATCATACGAGATAGTGCCACGTGTATAACGATTTGAGAGAGAGCTTGCAGCTATATCGAAGTGATTGGCTAGCTGTATCTTTTGAGTGAATCCGTAAACCTCACATATCCTATCGAGTATCTCAATATGGTTTAAATCTGTATTTTTTATTCTCATTTGCAAAATCCATGTTGATTAATACCCATTTGCATAGTAAATTTCGCATATGGGAAGTGTGGTTGGTGGCAATAGTTGGCAAATATGGGCTATCAACGGTTAAAATTAACTAATAGGAAATCATGCACTATGACAACACTCATTACAATCAAGATCCCCCGTGCAACAGTCTTTCCAGAAGAGTTTGCAGCTTTAGAGGGTATTTCTGTTCGTACTGTCTATCGCCAAACAACTGGTGATAATCCCCGTATCCCTATTGAACCGCGCACAATTAAAAAGGGAAAAAAGAAAGCGGGTGGCCCGATAAAAATTTTGTACGCACGTTATAAAGAAATGGAAGCAAGAAAGAACCTTGGTCATTCCCGTTTTCAAATCGTCATCGGTGCGTAATTCACATTAAGTGAATTTTGAGGGGAAAACATGTTTGATTTTTCTGTTTCTAAACATCCACACTTTGACAATGCCTGCCGCCAGTTTCCAACGCGCCACAATCTGACGCAGTTGGCGAAACAGTTGGATATGAATGCGCAAACGTTGCGGAACAAGCTAAACCCGGAGCAACCGCACCAGCTTACGGTTACTGAATTGCTTGCGATCACCGACGCAACAGAAGACGCCAGCCTTATCGATGCCATGTTGGCGCAAATAAATTGTATGCCGTCAGTGCCAGTAAATGAGGCCAGCGCCGATAACATTTCTACCTACGCACTTAAAGCAACTGCCGCCGTGGGTTCTATTGCAGCCGCAGCGGTACAAGGCAACCATAAAACAGCATTCAGCAAATCAGCCCTGCTGGATAGTGTCAATACTGCGATTCGCCACCTGTCACTGATTGGTCTGACAGTGCAATGTCGCATTCAGTCAACCCCTGCGCTTGCTTCAACCGTTGACGTTATTAGCGGGTTGAGTGCTGCCGCCGGTTTGAGTTGAGGTGTCTTTATGATTATTTCTATTGCTCCACTGTTAAAACAGCAAAGCCCGGTAAGCCTGCGCCATTTCGGTCACGGTATGCTGGAGTTGAAGAACGGCCAGCGCTGGAAGCCGGGAAGTAATCAAAAGGCGCTTTTACAAGAACTGTCCTCTTCAAAGAAGACGCCAATATTACGCCGTCTGCTCGGGTGTTGATTGGGGGATATATGCTGCAATTAACGGAAGCTGAAAAATTGAGAATGACGGGCATTGCTCGTATTGCTGAAATTAAAGAAAAATATTTACGTAATAGAAAGAATATTGCTCAGGAGGCTTTTGATAAGTCACCGGCACATTTACGTAAAACAATCTGCTTTCATGCAGGGTTAAAAAGTCGCCATGTGAATATGCAGTTTTCAGAATTAACTCCAGCAGAAAGAGAATCTGTTGTTGAAACGCTGAACTACTTAATTGAGTTTACTCGTTCGCTGCCGTCGTTTGTCAGTAATGATGACTGCACACTGAATATTATTAATTAATCATCACCGCAATATATGGCGTTCTACTCGCCGGGTTTCGTATTGCCTAAAAACAGGAATTATCTATGCAGAATACAGAACAGAATATATGGGTTTTCGTAGACCCCGCCAAGCCGGGCAGTGACCGATCAATGACAATGATGTCAGTCGAATCAATGGAGCTAATGCTCAATGAAGCTCGAATAGATGAAAGGAAGAATCAGGCCGTTATCGTTTCAAACTATATGGAAACCATGGCCGCAAAAATCCTTAATCTTGAAATGAATTGTAAAGAAGTGGCAGAACTTCTCTGTCAGGTTGCAGAAAAAATGATTAATCAATCTCACGAACAACACTAGCGGATAATTAAATGAATATTAAAATAGGTGAAAAATACGTTGTTACTTCTGACCGCCTGCAATTTATTCTTAATGAAGTAAAGGTTAGTCAGAAAGGTAAAAATAAGGGGCAAGAACGTTTAGAGCCAATTGCTTATTATTCGACTATCTCACAATTAGTCGCGGGGTTAATTAATCGCCATGTAGGTGAAGCGCAGATTAATAGCTTTGCTTCGCTGGGGAATGAAATTGGTCGCATCGGTAAACTGTGCCAAGAAGCCTTTTCAGCCAAATGACCGATTCGAACCATGGCCGCATTACCCCAACTCCGCCGTTGCCTTATCCGGGCAGCGGCGCTGCTGTTACTCAATGGGCGCATACTTGGAACGCTCCCCGCCCGGCAGTATCAGGACCTGAAAGACCGCTTACCCGTGAACAACTGATTCAGGGGCAAGCCGTTTTAGACAAAATCAATAACCTCCCGCATTTCCTGCGTGACCAGTTCATTTCCCGCCACGGTTTTCTCTTAGCCAATAAGGGACTACACGCCGCGAATAAGTGGCTGATTTTTGTTTTTGAGCAGCGTATCTGGCCGCGCATCCGTGTGGTTAATACCAAGAATTTCATGGACACCAAGTACCTGCGGGAGTTTTCGCTAGAGCCAGAAGACTACGACAAATTACCGGGACTGCACGATAAAGAGCTACGACGCTTGGCCCGTCAAATTGCTGACGAGCTTATGGCGTTCTTTAACCATTATTGCGATCAGTGCATCGAGAACAATCAGGGCGATCGTTCCATTTTGTTGGTGCTAGGTACACAGAGGCGAATTTTCGGCAAGTTGGGGCGATTCGCTCATGCTTTCCATATCACCCCGATGCACTGGCGCAAATACCTGAAAGGCCGGTTAGATATCACCTTAGCTATCGCCAGTCTGTCACGGCTGGTTGATCCTGAATGGTGGGAGCGCAAACTCAAAGCACAGAGAACCCGCTGGCGGGAAGCGTTATTGATTGCTGTCGGTAATGTTAGTCGGGATATGTCGGCGTCTTCTTATGCCAGTAAGCAGGCAATTCGCGAAGTGTTCGCCCGTCGGCAGTCTAATCTGGAATATCTCAAAAGCTGCCAGTTAGAAAACATTGAAACCGGTGAGCGCATCGACCTGATTGATAAGGTGATGGCGAGTATCTCTAATCCAGAAATTCGCCGTATGGAGCTAATGAGCACCATCGCCGGTATCGAAAAATATGCAACGTCACAAAAACACGTCGGCATGTTCCTGACCGTCACCACTCCGTCAAAATATCACCCGACTCGTGTTATCGGTAAAGGTGATAACGAGAAAGTCCAGCTTAACCACAAGTGGGACGATGAAGCCTATTCTCCCAAAGACGGCCAGCGTTATCTCTGCAATATTTGGAGCAAAATGCGCACCGCTTTTAAAGACAATAAATTAAGCGTCTACGGAATGCGGGTGGTTGAGCCGCACCATGACGGTACGCCACACTGGCACATGATGCTTTTTTGTGAGCGCAGGCAGCGCCAACAGATTATCGACATCATGCGCCGCTATGCGTTGAAAGAAGACAGTGACGAGCGCGGAGCCGCTAAATATCGCTTTGAGTGCAAGCACCTGAACAAGGGCGGGGCCGCTGGCTACATCGCTAAATACATTGCCAAAAATATCGACGGCTATGCACTTGAGGGTGAACGCGACCATGAAACCGGTGAGCTGTTGACTGAATCCGCTGCGGCGGTGACGGCGTGGGCAGCAACGTGGCGCATCCCTCAGTTTCGCCCGATTGGCATTCCTTCCATGGGTGCTTATCGCGAGTGTCGCCGTATCCGTTTTATCAGTCTGGCTGAGACTTTCGACGAAACCGTGGAGGCCGTGCGCCATGCGGCTGACGAGGGTGATTTTGCTGCCTACATCGCCGCACAGGGTGGAACCAATAGCGGTAATCAGACTGTGCGCGTAGCCAAGCGCGTCGCTGACGAACTCAACGCTTATGACGAAGAAGTACAGAAAGTTGTCGGTATCTATGCCCCTCACTTGGGCGCTGACCATGTTCATGAAACCCGCACAACCCAATGGCGCATCGTTTCGGGTGCCGTTGACGTTGAGCCTTTGACGTTGAAAAGCGCCTCTGGCGCGCCTCGGAGTCCTGTCAATAACTGTGGGTTAGGTGGAAACACCCAAGCGCCAAATGACCCCAACGGGCAGGCTAAAACGCCTGTGATGGCGATGGAATACCCACCGGATGCCGTTATTGACTGGTCGGACACTGCCGCCGTGAGGGCGATTGTGGCCCGTGTTAAAGAGAAACAGCCGACGATTAGCAAGATACAACGAAGCTATGACCCCACCAAAGGCCGCCTTATTGCACCATCAGCCCGTTTAACCCGTGAAGAACGCCAGCGCATCCCCCAAATCCGCAATGATTTACTGCTGAAAGATATCAGCGGCCAACGCTGGGAACTGGAATCGTTAGCCCGTGGGGCAAAAATGACGTTTAACGACACCGTTATTCAATATCCGGCCTTGTCCGACTGGCCGGAATTCGATGATTAATCTATCTACCTGAGAGAAAACCATGACTAAAACCGCTGCAACGACTCGCAAACAGGCACAGCGCCAGCGTGATAAATCTGCTGGTATCAATGAGATCCGCGCCCGACTGGAGCCAGAAGAATACGCCATGTTGACCGAGGGCATGGTCGCCCGGCGTCTCTTTCGACCTGCCTATGATTTACCGGAATATATCGCGCTGCTTATTCGCCAAGATAACCGGCGACTAAAAGATCAGTTGGCCGAACTGGATAAACAACGCTGTGGCAAATGTGGCGACACATTACCAGGCGATCCAAATGGGTGTTGTTTACGGGGTGAGACGGCGTGCTGGCAGACCAAAGGCATCAACAGCTTATTAATTAGCGCAATTAAACCATTGTGACGCGTCACAACGTTAATTGAATATCTGGTGTGACGTGCTGTGTTCACTGCTTTGAGGCATAAAAGGCTTGTTGTTCAACAGGCTGCTTTTTAAGCCAATGTTTTTTACTCAAGCAAAACCATAGATTTATATAGAAGTTTTCTTAAAAATTGCATAGTATACTGTATATAAACACAGTATTATTGGATGCTGGAGAATGTCAGGTGAGAGATTTAGATGGGCTAGTTCTGCTAGAGCGGATAGACCTCATAGCTAGAATGTCAGTCAGTGACGACATGAAAAACAGAGATCGTGAAGTGGCGTTGGTGTGGATTGCTGAATTAGCTATAGAAGCTAAGAGCATCTATTTAGATGGGGCAGGGGAGTCCAGTTTACCTTCTTTACGCTGACTTTTAGCGCTGCATGCATATAGTGCATGGTGAACTTGAGTTAGAAATTCCCCCTTAGCACCAGTCTCGGCGCGGTTCTCTATACCTCATGCAAGTGCATGAAAAACGACCTGCAAAGCGTGCGGGAGTGGGTACACTGGCGAAGATCTACACAACAAAAATTTCACTTTAATTGTAAATCTTCTCAAAAAAGCCTTGAAAAAAATTAATTCTGTTTTTTTGACTTTTTTTGTCATAAGGTGTCACTAAATTGGTTCTAAGGGTGGTGTAGATTGCTTTCACTACTGAAAATTTGTACCGCATTGGAGAAATAAAAATGCTAATTGAATTCAATGTTGAGAACTACCTTTCAATTAAAGATAAACAGACACTCTCACTTATTGCTAATAAGAGTAATGAGTTAGAGAGCAATGTCTTTAATGTTGAAGGGAATGTAAACCTAAATGTTTTAAAATCAACAGTTATCTATGGTGCCAATGCTGCCGGGAAGTCTAATTTACTGCTTGCAGTACGAACCATGATGGATCTTGTTACTGATTCAGCATCTAATAATCAAACTGGAGAAGAAATTTCAGTATATCCATTTAAGTTGAATTCAGAATCAAATGGTAAACCTACTGAATTTGAGATCACTTTCATTGCTGAGGGGGTTCGATATCAATTTGGTTTTTCTGCAACAAGGGAAAGAATTATTGATGAGTGGCTCTATGCATATCCTAAAGGTAGGCCACAAAAATGGTACTACCGTGCATGGAATGTGGAAACGCTGGAATATGAATGGGATTTTGGCAATTACTTCTTGGGGGAAAAACAAGCTTGGCAGCGTTCGACAAGAGATAATGCATTATTTCTATCGACGGCTGTTCAGTTGAATAGTGAACAACTAAAACCTGTTTTTACATGGTTTCAAAAAACTCTCAGATTATCTGGGATTTCTGGTTGGAGTAATACATTTTCTGCAAAGAGTTGTACTGAAGATACTAAAAAAGATATTTTAAATTTCTTGAAAGCAGCTGATGTTGGAATTGATGATATTTTAGTTAAAAAAGAAAAATTCAATCCAGATGATTTGCCTTCAGATATGCCAGAAGAAATTAAAAAGATCGTCATTTCTAACATGAAAGATAAAGATGTTTTTGATGTATCTACTATTCATTATGATGATAAAGGGGATCCAGTAAGTTTTTCATTAGAAGAAGAATCACATGGTACGCAGAAATTCTTCGCTTTAGCTGGCCCATGGTTAGATGCTTTAGACAATGGTTATGTTGTCTTGATTGATGAGCTGCACGACACACTTCATCCTAAATTAGTTGGTTTCTTGGTTAAGCTCTTTAATGATCCTGAAACAAATAAGAAGGGAGCTCAGTTGATTTTTTCTACTCATGAAACATCAATTTTAAATCAAAATGTTTTTAGAAGAGATCAGGTTTGGTTCTGTGAGAAGAATGAGCATAGTGAAACCAACATTTATCCCTTGACTGACTATAGCCCTCGGAAGGGGCGAGAAAACTTAGAAGCTGCATACTTAGATGGCAGATATGGTGCTCTTCCTCGCCTTAAGAAGTGGATGGGGGCTTAATATGGGAAGTGAAGACTTATCTAAAAAAAGACGTAAACCAAAAACATCTAAAGATTTAGCTAGACGTAAAGGTGCAAAAAAACCACTTATTAAAATTTTGATTGTATGTGAGGGGGAAAAAACTGAACCAATGTATTTTAAAGACTTAATTGAATATTATGACTTACTAACTGCAAGTGTAATTGACGTTAGTGGAGATTGTGGTTCTAGCCCAATGTGTGTTGTTCGACATGCCAAAGAACAACAAAAAATCATGATGGAGCAGGGAGCTCCATATGATAAAATTTATGTTGTGATTGATAAAGATGCTCATGTTGATTATTTACCAGCATTAGATGTTATTAGGAGGAGTCAGCCTAGTAAGACATGGGTTGCAGTTAATTCCATACCTTGTTTTGAATATTGGTTGCTCCTTCACTATACATACTCAACTAAAGAGTATAAAAGTCTTCCAGGAAACAGCTCTGGAAATCAAATAGTTAGTGCATTAAAGAAATATATCAAAGAATATGAAAAAGCAACAAAAGGAATATTTTTAAAAACATTAAATTCCTTGGAATCTAAGAACTTAAATGAAGTGATTACTAAGGCTAAGAGCAGTTTAGAAGCTGCTGAAAGTAGTGGTACTGATAACCCTAGTACTAGAGTTCATGAATTGATAGAGAAATTGATGGAATTAAAAGAAGAAATGTCTGCTAATAATAAGAGGTAGAGAAAACTCCTTGGAATAAGTAGACTGCATTGGAGGGACTGAAAATTCATGTAATATTAATCATCCCTGCGTTCAATTTTCATCCAATACAGTGCATATTTTCTAGATGATACTGTAAAGCGTAACAATGCAATGTTTACTTTTTTCTATTGGTAGCCCATGCATGCATTAAGTGCATGAATTTGCATGATGATCCGATGTGAAATTTACCCCACCACGCCAGCACTGGTGCGGATCGCGCCGGATCATGCAAGTGCATGAAAAGCGACCTGTAAAGCGCGCAGGCGTGGCGGGGATAGCATTGCGCGCAAAGGGTTTTGATCCCCCTATTCGTAGTACTTGGGTGGTCCGTGGTGTTGCGTGCGGTTGGGTGGGGAGTCAATACGTGTTCGTGGGGTGTGAGGGCGTGACGGGCGTCTGGTGGCTTGTGGTGCGAGGTGTTGAAGTCGCTACTTTTCAGGCGTGAAAAAGCCGCCTGTAAACCGTCCAACTTTATGGGTCAGGTCAGGTTCGGCGGCCTATGGTTATTATTCCTCGCTTATCAGTTCATAAGGCTTGAACCGGATCACCTCTTCCCCTATCCAGTCATTCACCTCCTTCAATCGTTCTTGCAACGGCGTTAACTCGTTACGGACAAACACTTGTGAGGCTTTTCCGACGTCACCGAAACCACCGGTATTGTTGGGAATAATCCCCATCATCTGTGGCGGCACCCGGTGCACACTGAGCAGGTCGTCACGGGTGGCGTTCTTGATATTAAAAAAATCATCCTTGGTGGCGACTTCGCTCAACGGTAAAATCTGGATACCGTCTTTCTTGCCATTGGGCGCGTACATAAACAGGTTGCGAAAATTGCCTAACCCTTTAGTGTCACGCATGGCTTTACGCATCGCCTCAATATCGCTGCTGCTTTGCGCCGCATCAGTCATATACAGGATGTACCCCGCGTGAGCACCGTTCTGGTAATACTTGCGGCGGAATAGCGTGGCCGCTTCATTGAGCCAGGCAGAATTTAAGCCGCTGAGGTATTCCGGCAGGCCGTAAAGCTCCTGATTAATATCCGGTTCTATCAGATGGAAAACGCTACCGGTTTCAAACAGGTGTTCATTTTTCCAGTTTTGAACAAACCAATAACAATCTTTCTCTAACCCACGGCGGGTGTACTTGGCCGGGCTGGGGTCGAGGCGCAGTGGCGCGCCCAACTGGTTACGACGTACTTCTAAAAACGCATTACCGAACACCAGATAATCCAGTGCATAACGGCTAAATGCCTGCTGACTGAGCATTGGGTGCGGGGTAAATGTGCTTGCCAGTATGTTGCGTTTCACATACAGCGGTGAGCTATGATGTACCGCCGCCCGGAAGCTGCGCGCCAGTCCGTCAAAGCTGATCGGCGGGTCATACCATTTACCGTTACCGGTGCATTCGATGTAATCCAGAATTTCCCGCTTATCGAGCACGGCGGAGGGTTCGCCAAAGGTGAACGCCTCTACCGGCTGTTGTTGACTGGCGGTGTGATTGGTTGCTGGTCGGCTTAATGCCTTGCGGCCTTTGCGCTTACTCATTTTACTTCCCCTGCATTGCTTGCCGCTTGTGACCAGTCACATAAATATAAGAGATTGAAATCATCTATTGTCATGTGCTTTTTCAGCCAATCTTTACCCCAGTTCTTTTCCCATAACGTACAGCCTTGCTGAATGGCAGCATCAGCCGTGACCGATTGACGGAATACGCCATCAGCGCAAAAAACGCCGTTATCCGTGTGTATCACCGGTGCTACTTTTCGTGGGCGGCGCAGTGAGCCGTTCCAAATCTTGAACGCGGTATTTGAGTGGGAGGGCGTGGTGTAGAGTGTTAAACGATGATTTTTGTGCATTGCCATCCCCTTAGCCATGTGCAGTATTGAACGTGGGTTTTTAGCCCATGCATATTCACCCAGGTACACATTCCCAGCATGAGCGGCGGCGTGACTGTTTTCCCCGTGAAAGGCGATGAGCGCGCCATTACCTAGCAACATGTTACTTGGCGAGAATGAACTCACGTTTACCCCAACTACCCGACAAAACTCTGCAAGATAAGCGCGGGTATTCAGGGCGCTACTTCTGGAGCAGGTTAAAAAATGCTGATTGCGGCCGGTGGTGATGGCATCCAGTAACGCTTCAAAAGCGAAAAGCCAGTCGGCCCCAATCTGGCGCGATTTGGTGAGACTGCGGTCTGTGCTGGTCTGCCCCACGTGATACCACGTTTTCTGATAATCAAAGGCCGAGTTTTCGAAATGTTCGCGCAGGCCGTCAAGCTGACCAGCAGTAAAAGTCATTGGCTTCATTGGTAAAACTCCAAGAAATTAGGGCTGTGACCGCCATATGTCGCGGTAAGGGGTTCATTTAACAGGGCATGCATAATCGCCCACGCCACATCGGCGTGGCTGGCTTCTTCGCTGCGGCTGGCAACATAAGTCGAACTTTTGCCGCTGGCGGTCATGGTTTTGCGAATGGCCATAAAGGACTGGGTGATGTCGGTGTGGCCGGTGTCATATTCCAGGCGGCCGTTATTGATGGTGTGCTTGGCTTTCAGCACCATGGCGGTCTTGATTTCAGGGGTGTATTTGATTTCCCTTGCGGCCGGGAAGAACTGGCGCACCAACTGGAAAACACCTTGGCCGACGGTAGTGGCATCGATACCGATATACTCCACGCAATATTTCTGCGTCAGCTCTTCGATATGTTTGGCCTGCGCCTCAAAGTCCATCCCTTTCCACTGGTGGCGTTCCAGTACGCGGAACTTGCCGCCCGGCACCATCGGCGGTGCAATCACCGCACACCCGGCGCTGTCGCCGCCGTTGGCCTCGGACGGGTCGTAACCAATCCACACCGGGCGATGCCCAAATGGCCGCAACGAATACGGGTTGTAGTCCTCCCACTCTTCCAGACTGTCCACCATGCAAGCCTGCAACTCGGCGAACGGGAAGACGGACGCTTGATCGTCAACAAATTCGCACATCAACAGGTTTTGATATTCTGACGGGCCGTATTCCAGTGAGAGCTGGTTGAGGTCAAACAGGTTACAGCCGCCCGCCAGTGCATCCTCAACGGTGACAATCTGCCGCCACTGACCATCATCACACAGCGCGCCACGGGCTAAATGGCTGTGGCTGAGATCCAGTTGGATATGGTCGGATTTATTGCGGCGGCCTTTATTGAACAGCTCACCAGACCAGAACGGATAGGCACTGTGCGCCAGACTCGACGGGGTAGAGAAATAGGTGGTACGCCATTTCTTGTGTAATGACATGCCGCTGGCGACTTTGCGCAGTTCCTGAAACTTGGGGATCCAGAAATATTCGTCAAGATAGAGATTGCCGGTGTAGCTCTGCGCCGTACGGACGTTAGTGCCGAGGAAGAACAGGCGCGCCCCGTTCGGTAGCACCATCGGGTCGCCTTTCAGGTCAACGTCAACCATCCGGGCGAAGTCGATAATGTAACTTTTGAACACGTGCGCCTGTGCTTTGCTGGCGGACAGAAAAATCTGATTACGGCCTGTTGTGATGGCATCCAGTAACGCTTCACGGGCAAAGAAGAACGTTGCGCCAATCTGCCGTGATTTCAGGATATTGCGGATACGGTGAGTTAACCCGGCCTCAAACCAATTACGCTGATAATCAAAGATATTTTCATGAAATATCGACTCCAGCTTCTCAATCGCCGACTCACTAAACAGGTTTTTGTCCGGCGTCTTGCGCTCCCCTTTATTGCGGTTCGCCACTGCCGGGTTTAAGTCGGCCTCACTGCCGGTCTGGTTATAACGGTTCACCCGCGCCAGCCGTTCAATCTGGCGGCCTAACAGGTCAATCTCTTTAAAATCCCGCCCCTCTTTGGCGTCTTTCATGATGAGCTGAATTAACCGCGCTTCCATGCTGGTTTCCACCCGAGAAATGGGCGCAATGGCATCCCACCCGTCGCGCTTCTTCCAGCTCTGCACAGTCGGCGATTTCAGGGCCAGCGTGTCCGCAATCTGGCGCACAGAAAAGCCTTGCCAGTAAAGCAAGGCCGCCTGTCGCCGTGGGTCGCTGATAATGGTGCTCGGTGTCGTATTCATGCCATTAGGCTACGCGACCAGCCCGACCCTCTGCGCGCCCTGCCAGTTGTGCCAGCCCCGTCACAACTGGCTTTCGTTGTTGCTGCCGCCATACATCAGGAGACTAAGCCCCGAACGAACAACCCTAATCACATGAATGGAGCCACACATGGCTAAGAAAGTGTCTAAGTATTTCCGTATCGGCGTTGAGGGTGACACCTGTGACGGGCGGAAGATTGAAGCCGACGATATCAACCAAATGGCCGAGTCATTTGACCCGCGCGTGTACGGTTGCCGCATCAATCTGGAGCATTTGACCAGCTACTTCCCGGACAGCACCTTCCGCCGGTACGGTGACGTGATCGGACTGAAAGCGGAAACCATTGAAGACGACTCTATCCTGAACGGCAAGCGTGCACTGTTCGCGCAAATTAGCCCCACCGATGATTTGGTGTTGATGAATAAAGACCGTCAGAAAATCTACACCTCTATGGAGATCCGCCCAAACTTTGCCAATACCGGTAAAGCTTATCTGGTCGGTCTGGCGGTGACCGATGACCCCGCCAGCCTTGGGACTGAAATTCTGGAATTCAGCGCCAAGGCCAAACACAACCCACTGGCCTCCCGTAAATCTCACCCGGATAACCTGTTTTCTGCGGCGGTTGAAGTGCAACTGGAATTTGAAGACGTGGCCGAGCCAGGTGTCAGCTTACTTGGCATTGTGAAATCGGTATTCAGTCGTAAACAGGCAACCGACGACGCCCGTTTTAATGATGTGCATGATGCGGTGAATGCCGTGGCAGTGCATGTGCAGGAACAGGGAGAAACCATTGAAGCCCGCTTTGCCATCATTGAGAAACAACTTACTGACCACGTTGTGGAGCTGAAGCAGAGCATCAAACAGGGCAAGCAAGGGGTAACTGACCTCGAAAATAAACTTTCTTCCACTGAGAACTTTGGTCAGTCAAAGCGCCCGGAAGCCACCGGCGGCAACAACCAGAACGATGTATTGACCGACTGCTAGTTGGGATTGATGGCCGCCTGCAGTGCGGTCCGCTTGTTATTTCATTAACACGTTATTTAACTGAATCAGGATTATTATGCGCCCAGCAACCCGTTTTAAATTTAATGCCTATCTGACCCGTCAAGCCGAGCTGAACGGGGTAGAAACCGGCGACCTGAATAAAAAATTCAGCGTTGAACCCTCTGTCACACAAACCATCATGACCCGCGTCCAAGAGTCCTCAGAATTTCTGAGCCGTATCAATATTGTGCCGGTATCAGAACTGACCGCCGAGAAAGTGGGGTTGAGTGTTACCGGATCAATTGCCAGCAATACGGATACCGATAGCGGCGACGAGCGCGAAACCGCCGAATTTGCCGGGCTGGACAGTGAGAAGTATTTCTGTGAGCAGGTGAATTACGACTTCCACATTCGCTATAACACCCTTGACCTGTGGGCGCGTTATCAGGACTTCCAGACCCGCTTACGCGACGCGATTATCAAGCGACAGGCACTTGACCGCATCATGGCGGGCTTCAACGGTATCAGCCGCGCCAAGACATCCAACCGTGCACAAAATCCATTGTTGCAGGATATCGCAGTGGGCTGGTTGCAGAAATACCGCAACAACGCACCAACCCGCGTGATGAGTAAAGTTATCGATGAAGATGGCGCGGTAGTGTCAGAAAAAATCCGTGTTGGCCATGGTGGCGATTATGCCAATCTGGACGCGTTGGTCATGGATGCAACAAACCAGATGATTGCTGACTGGCATCAGGAAGACCCGGAACTGGTGGTCATCACTGGCCGTCAGTTGATGCAGGATAAATATTTCCCTATCGTCAACAAAGAGCAGGAAAACAGCGAAACCCTCGCTGCTGACCTGATTATCAGCCAAAAACGCATCGGTAATTTACCGGCTATCCGTGTGCCGTTCTTCCCGTCTAACGCGTTCTTTATTACCCGCCTCGATAACCTGTCTATTTACTGGCTGGAAGACTCGCACCGCCGTCATATCGATGAGAACGCCAAACGTGACCGCATCGAAAACTACGAATCCATTAAGCAGGATTATGTGGTGGAAGATTACGCCTGCGGCTGTCTGGTGGAGAACATCGAGATTTTGCCACCGCCACAGAAAAAAGATGAACCGGAATCTGGAGCGGATAAAAAAGCTGCGTCTGACGCACCTAACTACGATGGTCTAGCGGCCGCGATTATTGCTGCAGTAAAAGTGGCTGCTAACCCGGATGAAACTAAGCCGGAAGCCACAGCCAACGCGGAAAACGCACCGGAAACCACAGGCGAAGCACCAGCCGCGAAGGGGAGTAAATAAGCCATGTCCAGTCCTGCGCGTCGCCACTTTATCCAACAGTCGGCTATTGCCGCTTCACAACAGCGGGATAACCCGCTGCGCCACGCCACCGGCTACGAGCTGATGTTGCTCAAGCTCAATGAAGATAAGCGCAAGCTGAAGCAGGTGCGTTCAAACGAGCGCAAAGCCGAGCTAAAGCGGCAGTTATTGCCGGAGTACATGCCGTGGATCTCTGGCGTGTTGAGTGAGGGGAAAGGCGCGCAGGACGCCATTGTAATGACCATCATGATTTGGCGGCTGGATGCAGGGGATATCCCCGGCGCACTGGATATCGCCCGTTATGCCCTGCGTTATCAATTAGTACCAACAGACCGCTTTACCCGCTCGACGGCTTACCTGATTGCCGAGGAAGTCGCGGACGCTGCGGCGCGCGCCTATGCCACCGGTAAACCGGTTGATGTTGACCCGTTGTTGCAAACCATTGAACTGATGGAAGACGAAGACATGCCCGATCAGGTGCGGGCCAAGCTGCACAAAATGACCGGCTATGTGCTGCGTGACAGTGGCCAGGGCGAACTGGCCCTGTCCCATCTTCACCGCGCACTCCAACTGCATACCGGTTGTGGCGTCAAGAAAGACATTGAGCGACTGGCCGTGAAGTTAAAGAACGCCGCCAGCCGCTAATCCGAACGCTCCCCGAGCCGGGCGGCACGATGGCCGCAACCGATTTTATCGTGTTAACGCCGTCGTCCACCGCCCACCCATTCTGATATTGAGGTTGCCATGACCACTGTTGTTATCCCCGCGCCACGGCCTGACAAAACGGCTGAGCCGGTGATTGAAAATACCTTTTTCTGGCCTGCGGTTGACCCGATAAAACTGCGCGAGCTGTTGCGCCTTGAGGGAACTGTCACCGCCGAGCGCCTGCGCTTTACCATCAAGAGCGCGATTGCTGAGGTCAATGCCGAACTGTTCGAGTACCGCCGTGACCAGATGGCCGCTGGTTTTAAAACACTGGCCGAGGTGCAGGCCGAGCAACTGGACGGCGAAAGCATCCTGTTGGCCGAGTACCAAAGTGCGGTCTGTGCCATCACTGCCGCGCTGCTGGCCGAGCGTTATCGCGGCTATGACGCCAGCGCCCGTGGTGATAAACGCGCCGAGGCCATTGAAAGCACGGTTGATGAGTTATGGCGTGATGCGCGGATTAGCATTCGCAACATTGCCGGAAAACCTCACAGCATTATTGGCCTTATCTGATGCAGGTCAACGCGTTGCAAGGCGACACGCTCGATGCCCTGTGTTGGCGCTATTACGGCCGCACACAGGATGTGCTGGAGCAAGTCTATGACGCAAATCCGGGCTTGTCGGAACTGGGGGCCATTCTGCCTCACGGCTATCCGGTGGAGTTGCCCGATATGGCCCCGGCGGCCCAACGTGAAACCGTTCAATTATGGGATTGAAAATGGAGAAAATCAGCTCTGCGGTAGCTTATGTCTTTGCGCTGCTGTTGGCGTTTATTGGCGCACTGAGTCCGCAAGATATCGCCTTTTATGTGGCGGCGGTGGCCGCTGCGGCTACCTGTCTTATCAACTGGTACTACCGGCGCAAGAGTTATTTCTTGCTGAAAGAATTGGGTGTCAGGCGGGAGGTGTTCGATGAACTCAATCGTTAAGCGTTGTCTGGTCGGCGTCATTCTGGCGCTGGCCGCCACCTTACCGAACTACCAGACCTTAAAAGCATCGCCCGCCGGGCTAAAACTGATTGCGGATTATGAGGGGTGTCAGCTCAACGCCTACCAGTGCAGCGCCAACGTTTGGACAAATGGCATCGGCCACACGGCCGGGGTTAAGCCGGGCAGCGTGATCAGTGAACGACAGGTGGCGGTCAATCTGGTTGCTGACGTGCAGCGGGTCGAACGGGCTCTCGCTGTCTGTATGCCGGTTACCATGCCGCAACCGGTGTATGACGCGGTAGTGTCGTTTGCCTTTAACGTCGGCCCCGGCGCTGCTTGCCGCTCGACGCTGGCGTTTTTTGTCAACAAGAGTAACTGGCACAGCGCCTGTAATCAGTTGCCGCGCTGGGTCTATGTCAATGGCGTGAAAACCAAAGGGTTAGAGCGCCGTCGTGTTACAGAGCAAAAACACTGCTTGAGCGGGGCCTGATATGCGCACAGCAATAATGTTGATCGTGACGTTACTGGCCGCGCTGGGGTGGTATGCCAGTCGCCTGAGCGACGATATCGACAACGCTAACCGGATTATTGGCACCCTGTCGGCAGGCATTGAAAGCCGGGACAACGCGATCACCCGCTTGCAAGCTGAGGCCCGGCAACAGGCAGAAAATGAGCGGGCATTACGCCAGTCACTGAGCGACGCCAGTACGTTGTCATTGTCCCGTGAACAGAAAATACAAAGGTTACTTAATGAAAATAAAGTCTTGCGTGATTGGTTCGCTACTGCTTTGCCTGCTGATGTTATCCGGCTGCACCAGCGCCCCGCGTTCGCCAGCCCCAACGGTTATTTACGTTGGTTGTCCGACGGTGAACAGTTGCCCGCTACCGGGCAGCAGCCCGGCGGTTAACGGTGATTTAAGTGCCGATATCCGCCAGTTAGAAACCGCACTGGTGGCTTGTGGGCTGCAAGTGGAAGCCATTAAACAGTGTCAGGAGCAACACTATGCTAAAACCCAAACTGCTACGCCAAGCCTTAACCGACAGTCTGCCACTGTTGCAGACTAACCCGGAGCGGCTGAAAATGTTTGTTGACGGTGGGCGGATTGTCTCGACGCTGGCCCCGTCGCTGTCTTTCGAGAATCAATATACGCTGACACTGTTTATTGAGGATTTTCCCAGTGATGTGGATTATCTTTTTGTGCCGATACTGGCATGGCTGCGCGAGCATCAACCGGACATCATGGCAACAGAGGAAAAGCGCCGCACCGGCTTTATTCATAAGGTCGATGTGATGAGTGATGTGTTGAGTGATATCCGTATCGACTTGCAACTGACAGAGCGGGTGATAGTGAAAGAGCAGGACGGCGCACTGCATGTTAACCATGCGCCTGAACCGGCTTGGTCGGGCGCGCTCCCTCGTCCAACGGCAATGTATTTCCACGGTGAACAGATTAAATGAATGAGTTGAAACCCTTTGATGATGCGCTGGCCGGGCTGATTGCCAATCTGTCACCCAAAGCGCGCAAGGCACTGGCGGTCACGGTTGCTAAGCGACTGCGCGCCAGCCAACAACAGCGCATTAAACGCCAGCAAGCGCCCGACGGCACCCCGTATGCTACCCGTAAATCGCAACCCGTCCGTAACCCCAAAGGGCGCATTAAGCGTGAAATGTTTGTCAAGTTACGAGCCGCGCGTTACATGAAAGCGAACAGCAGCCCTAATGATGCGGTGGTCGAATTTGCCGGACGTGTAAAGCGGATGGCGGCAGTACATCATTTCGGCCTGCGTGACCGTCCGAACGTGCACAGCAAAGATGTGCAATATGATGAACGGCCATTGCTGGGGTTTAGTCAGCAAGATATTGCCATGGTCGAAAGTGCTGTTATGGAAAGCCTGTCAAAATAATGTTCCTGTTGTCCTGTCGATGAACAAACCCGCACGAATTGCCGCCTGACCTGTTGGGCGGCATCCTTTCTGCATGAACACTCAAACCCAACTTACTGAAATTCTGCGCCTGCTGCGCAACCTTATCCGTATTGGTACGGTGGCCGAGGTCGATCTCGACCAAGCCCTGTGCCGCGTGGCGACGGGCGACAATACCACCGGCTGGCTGAACTGGCTGACGTTGCGCGCTGGTCAATCGCGATCATGGTGGGCACCGTCCAAGGGTGAGCAGGTGTTGATATTGTCCCTCGGTGGTGAACTGGATACCGCCTTTGTGCTGCCAGGCATTTTCTCTGATGACTTCCCGCCGCCGTCGGCCTCGGCGAATGGCCTGTATATCGCCTTTCCTGACGGTGCAACTTTGCACTATGAACCTGACAGCGGCGAGTTGCGCGCTGATGGCGTCAAAACAGCGGTTATCAATGCCAGTGAATCGGTGAGTGTTACCGCCCCCAATATCGCCTGTACTGCCTCGGTGAAAATCTTGCTGGATACGCCAGTAGTGGAATGCACTAACAACCTGACTACCGCCACGCTGAATGTAACCCAAGGCGGCAAGTTGAGCGGAAACATTGAACATTCCAGCGGTTCGTTCTCATCCAATGGCGTGGTAGTCGATAAACATGACCACGGCGGAGTTCAGCGCGGCGGCAGTTATACGGAGGGGATCCGATGACCACAGCCAAATATCTCGGCATGAGCCGGAGCGCCGGACAGACCATTACCGACGCTGATCATATCAGCCAGTCAATCGCCGACATTCTGATTACGCCGGTGGGTTCGCGGGTGATGCGCCGCGCTTATGGTTCGTTGTTATCGGAGCTGATTGACCAGCCGCAAAATCCGGCGCTGCGCTTGCAAATTATGGCCGCCAGTTACAGTGCCATTCTGCGCTGGGAGCCAAGGGTTAAGCTGACCAGCATCACTTTTGAAACCACCTTTGACGGAAAAATGGTGGTTGATATCACTGGCACCCGCAGCGATAGCGCGGCCCCTCTTTCTTTAACTATTCCTGTGAGCTGACCCTATGGCAACCATTGACCTGAGCCTGTTACCGCCGCCGTTTGTGGTGGAAGAACTGGATTATGAAACCTTGCTGGCCGAGCGCAAAGCGACGCTGATGTCTCTTTACCCGGAGGAACAGCGCGCCGCCGTGGCCCGTACCCTGTCGCTGGAATCTGAGCCACTGGTCAAGCTGTTGCAGGAAAACGCCTACCGTGAAGTGATCTTGCGCCAACGCGTCAATGATGCCGCCCGCGCGGTGATGGTGGCCTATGCCGTCGGCAGTGACTTAGACCAGCTCGGCGCAAATAACAATGTTGAGCGATTGGTGATCACCCCGGCAGACCCCACCGCGATTCCACCAATTGAGGCAGTGATGGAATCGGACAGTGATTTCCGCGTGCGTATCCCGCAAGCCTTTGAGGGCTTGAGCGTCGCCGGGCCAACCGGGGCTTATGAATATCACGCCAAAAGCGCTGACGGCCGGGTGGCCGATGCCTCGGCAATCAGTCCGACCCCGGCCTGTGTCACCGTCACGGTGTTGTCGCGGGAGGGTAACGGCGCAGCATCAAGCGAACTGTTGGCGGTGGTGGAAGCCGCGCTCAATGATGAGAACACACGACCAGTGGCTGACCGGGTGACAGTGCAATCCGCCCGTATTGAAGATTATGAGATTGACGCGGTGCTCTATCTGCATCCGGGGCCAGAGGCGGAGCCAATCCGCGCGGCAGCCGAAAAGAAACTGAACGCCTTTGTTACCGCACAGCGCCGCCTTGGCCGCGACATTCGCCTGTCGGCACTGTATGCCGCGCTGCATATCGAGGGTGTCCAGCGGGCGGTGATTAATGCCCCGATAGCTGATGTGGTGCTGGATAAAACCCAAGCCGCATTCTGCACCGGCAGCGCCATCACGGTTGGGGGTACAGATGACTGACCGTTTATTGCCAGTCGGTTCCTCGGTACTGGAAGTGGCCGCCGCCCGCGCCTGTGCCGAACTGGAAAATACCCCGGTTCCGATTCGCCAGCTCTGGAACGCCGACACCTGCCCGCTGGAATTATTGCCTTATTTGGCGTGGGCGTGGTCAGTGGATCGCTGGGATGAGAAGTGGCCGGAAGCCACCAAGCGTGCGGTGGTGAAGTCCTCGCAGTATGTCCATAAACACAAAGGCACCATTGGTGCTATTCGTCGGGTGGTTGAGCCGCTCGGCTATCTCATCAAGGTGATCGAGTGGTGGAAGACTAACGAAACGCCCGGCACTTTTCGCCTGGACGTTGGCGTATTGGAAACCGGCATTACCGAAGAAATGTATCAAGAGCTGGAACGGCTGATAGATGACGCCAAGCCATGCAGCCGTCACTTAGTTGGTCTGTCTATCAACCTCGACAGTAGCGGCCCGTTATATGTGGCCGCCGCCAGTTACAGCGGCGATGAACTGACCATCTACCCCTATTTGCCTGAAACCATAATCGTGACCGGCGAGGATTACGCCAGTGCCGCAGTCCATATTATTGATGACATGAGAGTGAACCCATGACCGTGAAATTCTTTGCTTTACTGACCAACATCGGCGCGGCCAAGCTGGCGAACGCTACCGCGCTCGGCACCCGTTTAGAGATCACCCAAATGGCGGTTGGGGATGGCGGCGGAACTCTGCCAACCCCTAACCCGGCACAAACCCAGCTGGTGAATGAACAGCGCCGCGCTGCCCTTAATATGCTGACCATTGACCCGGTTAATACCAGTCAGATTATTGCTGAACAGGTTATTCCTGAGACTGAGGGCGGATGGTGGATCCGGGAAATTGGCTTGCTGGATAAAGACGGTGATTTGATTGCCATTGCCAACTGCGCGGAAACCTATAAACCGCAACTGCAAGAGGGCAGCGGGCGCACCCAAACCATTCGGGTCATTTTGATTGTCAGCAGCACCGCCGCTGTCACGCTAAAAATCGACCCATCCGTAGTATTGGCAACGCGGAAATATGCAGACGACAAAGCAATTGAGGTTAGGCAGTATGCAGATAAGTTACTGTCTGAGCACGTCGCTGCGACAGATCCTCACGACCAATATTTACGTGCCGCCGACAATCTTGCGGGCGTGAACGATAAGTCTCAAGGTCGAAAAAATATGGGGTTGGGCAAACTTGCACAACTGGACGAACTGGCATTCTCTGATGTGGGTGCCGCGTCAGCCAATGATGTCGTATCACGTACACGGGGAGGCACATTTGATAAATCATTGCACGTTCGTGACACATTGAGCGCAGGTAATATCAAATCAGAAACTAATATTGACGCGTCCGGGATTATTACTTCTCGTAATAAAATTGAATGTCGTTCGCCGGGTTCTGATGCCTATTCC